AGATAATTTTTATCAACATATGTCTCGCTCTGTTTACGAAATACCTTGCTCTGGTCTTCGTATTTTATCTGTTTCGTGACATCTGACTTGCTTCCTTTTATTGGAACAATTTTGGCAATGATGACATCTCTGTTTTGAATCATGGTATTCTCTGGAATTAACCCGTTCGCCACAATCTTGTCGTAATTGGCAAATTTAACAGACTTTGTTTTTTTAGGGTCTGGTTTGCAACGGAGTTCTTCTTCGCCATTTATCTTTTGTTTATCTTCGTCTTTTTCTGTATGATAAATAGTGGCCTGAAACAATCCTCTGTCAACAGAACCCTTATTTACCAATAAAGAATCTTCTTGGTTATAACCAGTATAACTCATAATGGCAACCGTTATGTTTGACCCAGAAGGAATTTTGTGCAAATTTAAAAGATTCATCAATCGTGTATCCGCAAGCGGTCTAGATGGATAAGTGAGAACGTATGCGGTCTTGTCCATTCTTTCTGCATAATTAGATACATATACACCAATTGCTTGTTTCCCCATTGCACATTGATATGTATTTCTGGGTGATTGATTATGCTCTGGAAAAGGAATGCAAGAAGCCAAAACACCAAAAAGGGTACTGGGATGAATTTCACAGTGGGTATAATTGTATCTTCCCGAATTCAATTCTCCCAACTTGGTGGCAATCATACTCATATTTTGTTCATCCGCATCAATATATTCCAAAATTGCATGCGGGATACGCAAGTTCGTAAAAAGGTCATCCCAGGTCAGCTTTTTGCTTTTCAAATCCATAATTATCTCTTCAGTAAGATAAGTCTTGTTATCGCGAACAATTATTAGCGGGCGCATCAATCTTCCTGCATCGTTGCAAATACGCAACTCCTCCTTCTTGAAATCAAACATAACAGATGTATAAATGTTCAAAACCCCCTGATACTTTAGTTCCTTCAGCTTTAAAAACAGAGCATAGGGTTCTTTTGTATATCCAACCCATTCGCCATTTACAAAAACCTTGTTTTTATCCGTAAAAGGCGGAGTCTGCAAGTTAACCGGGACAATGTCGCGCTCAATTATATCATGAATGGGAGAACTATCCGAATAAATAGAAATATGAGTCATGAAACTCAAATTTTTTACAACACCAACAGACAATCCTTCCGGTGTTTCCGCGGGGCACAAATATCCCCATGACGTGCCGTTTAGCAGACGCGGAGGAACCATTTTACCGCTCTTGTCTAAAGGAGTTGAAACTCTTCTTAAATGACTAATGCTTGAAATATATGATAATCTATTCAACACCTGCGCTACTCCCACCTTGTTACTATTTACGTGTTTCAAACCAAAATCTCCCGTAGCCAATGCCTTTTTGATTCCATTTTCTATGGTTGACGATTTAATTATTTTGTAAATATTCGTCTGATTCACTATATTCAAGTAATCCTCCGTAGACCTCCATGAACCGGTATTTATTTCACGAACTATCTGTTTTTCTGCATCTTTCACTACTTTATTAAAATAGTTGCGAAACAAATTATTCAGAAGATTTCCTGTGCAATCTACCCTCTTGTTCAGATAGGAATCCCTATCGTCTTCTGGTGCAATTCCGTGAAAAGTGACCAAAAGCCTATTTGTCATGTATCCTAAAAAGTATACTTTTGTATCCAACGTGTAGCAATGAGGATAAAGGTCATTTGATAACACGTCATTTACAAAATCCCTCTTTTTTGCCAATCCAGTATCCTTGTCCATATTGATTGGCGTGTACATTGTGTGACACATTATGTATCCAATTGCATCCTCTTTTGTCATATACTTGTTGGATTCTAAAATAGAACCCTGGAGCGATTCTAACATTGGGCTCTCAAGATTCAATAGAATTTTTTCGCAAATATCTTTGTCGCTCAATATTCCAAGTGCACGAAAAACGATAAACAACGGAATTGGTTGTTTAATTCTTGGTATTTGGATATGAATGGCGTGCCCAAATCCGGTGTTTTTGCTAGTAATCATGATGTTGATTTGTTTTGTAGAAATGCACTTGAAATCTGGCGTAGACTTTACTTCGGCCATCCAAGAATATTTCGTGTTGTTCTTGCTGACATTGAAACAATATACTTTATTTTCTGCAGCTCGCTCTTGTGCCAAAACAGTTTTTTCCGAACCATTTATGATAAAGTATCCCCCTGCGTCAAACTTGCACTCGCCAATTTTTGTTTTTTCCAGGTTTGGATACTGTTTCAAAACACAAATACTTGACCCTATCATAATAGGCATTTTACCAATTTGTATGTTTGGCATTTTCTTGTGGTACACCGTCTCGTTTTCCAAATTTTCTCCCGACAAAACAATAATCTTAATATTTACGTCCACCGTCATCATTGACGAATAGGTAAAATTACGTAGTCTCGCTTCTCCCGGAAACATTACCTTGATTGCGCCATTGTTTTCGTGAATTTGTGGGTGCAAAATGGTAAAGTTGTCAAATGACAATTGAATATTCAAAGTGTGTTTTTTTAATATTGGATTGAAATCTTGCTCTGACCCAATAGAAACAGGGTTAAACATATCAATCGTCTTGTATATTTGAATATTCGCAAAATTATTGAATGATTCCAACTGATGACGAACCAGTTTCTGCAGATAATCATCGCGAAAATAAGACCCAATCATATCCCAAGCGTAGTCTCTCTCTTGATAGTTTTCTTCAAACGACTTTTCCATTATTTCTTTCATTAGCCTTTGTTTAATATTTATATTTCAATTTATTTTTATATCTTTTTATTAAGATTGTATAAAATAATAATTAAAAGCGCACTAAATGCTAATAAAAAAAATCTATCTATATTTTTATGAATTTTTTGAACGCCCATTACAGTAAACCCCTCTTTTGAAGTTTTTAAAGATTTGGAGCTACTTTTAGAACCAGCTGTTTTAGACCCTGTATTAGACCCTGAATTAGACATTCCCGCATTTATAGAAGAAGTATACAATGCAGTATCATAAGGGTGCGAACATAAATTATCACGAACATCAGATTCGCCAATACTTTCCGAGTTAATAAAGGCGGCTGCACATATATCTCCCCCTCCATTTGGATTTGATACATTCAGAGGCACACATTCACAGGAAGAACTTGTACCCGATGATGCCATAATATCCATTGCTTTACCAGCAAGTTTAGTAATATTTCCAACATCTCCCATAATTCCTGGTATTATTCCGTTACTTTTAGTTTTAACATAAATATATTCGTAAGCAGTGTCGCCCTTATTTAGTGACGCATCACATAAGCCAATATTTGCTGTACTTCCAATTGTACATTTTGACCCACTGTTATAAAAATAATTTTTCCCAGAACTATTTGACCCATCTGAAGTATAAGGATTTTCTCCGTTGCCATTTCCAGAACCTTCAATATATCCTAGCGCTGAACCCATAAAGTCAAAATCAGTTTTAGCTGATGATTTTTTACGACCATCTGATGTAAGACCTGATGGGTTTGAAGACATGTTTGACCCACTTGCATTTTCTATACCAACCGGAATATATTTGGGCATTGACATACTATTCCAAAACATTTAATTTTGAGAATTTGGTCCAAAACTACTCATTGCATTTGGCATACCTTGAGTAAGTGTATCAAACGCTTGAGTTGTAGTTAAAGGTAAATCTAAACCTGCAATTTCTTTAGGCTCTGGAGTCGTCAAAGGTTTGGGTTTTATGGGGTTTATTTTTAAACCAGTTATTTCAAAGGTACCAACAATATTTCCGTCTGTTTCCACTTGCAATGTTTCCATTCCTTCGCGAATTAAAGTAATAATTGGCTCCAATAAAATAAAAGAAAAAAGAATAATTAACAAAATGATTAATTTCATATAATATATATAATTATAATATAATGTCTGCTTTTTATCCTCAAGGAATGTCATCATACAATAATGCGCCTCAGAATGGTTACAAAACGTGGAAAGGAACCGGTTATTTTAAAAATCCAGTGGGTGTTACTTGGGGAAACCTTCGCCCTTTTACAAATAAAGATATATATAACAATGTTATTTACAAACATGGGAGTGCCCGCCCACTTAAGCAATATAGAAAAGGTATTTCAGTTGTATCAAAGCCCACTTCAAACATATATGAAAATTATCAAGAAAACCGAGAAGTAAAATCAAGCCCAGGCACAAATCTTGTTTCCCAATTGATTGATTTTCCAGGTTGTTATAATGCTATACAAAATAAATTGCACGAATCCGATACTGGATGTAAATTTAGAGGAATATCTATGGTAAATAGTGTATATCCAAATGTAAACTATTATGAAAATCCACCAGTAATCATGAAAGATGGAGATAATCCCATTTTTATAAAATCAGACACTTTTTGTTGTAGTCAACCCAAGAATGCTTTAAGATTATTAAGAACATCCACTAATTTAAAACAAAATTATTATACTACAACCTATCAATATCTACAAAATAGATGTCAAACATATGAACAACGGATATTCAATTTTGCTACACCAAGAGATATTAATCCAAAACTTGAAAGTGTTGATACATATGTCGCAAATTGTCTTCCTAATTTTATTATTAAGGAAGGAATAGAGTTAGAATTGATAGATGTTATTTCAAGAAGATTAATTGAATATGATTCTTCCTTTCAAGAATTTATTTTACAATTAAAAAATGAAAAGACCTTGAATGATTTTTTAAATAAATTGTATGTATTCATTAATACTATGGAAAATAGCGAGGAGTTGATTAAATTTGTAAGCGACCTTGTTAACTTAAACAGTGAATATTTAACAGGGTCAAAGAATTGTGGAAAAGTGGTATATAAACCAAGTAATGCTCAATTTGCAACAGAAGGAGCGGTTACAGCAAGTACATATATATTAAAGAAGGATGTCACTGAAATGGAAAAATATGATGCCTTGCAAAACCGACAGAATATTTACCAAACTTTAAATTGTAACAATTGCGGGACTCAATCCGGCGTTTCAAACATATACAAAACAAAAACACCCACATGTCTTCAAAATGGGGTTTGTAACAGTGTCACAACTGTCAAAACATATGGGAACCGGCCAAGCAGATATGCATATCTTAATCCAGAATTATATAATCGCAAATTCATGGGGAACTTTAACAATACACACCAACATAGAGATACGGGTGGTATAAAATTATTGGGCTAAAGTGACATTTATTGGTATACTCCGACTCCTAGTGTGCAACCCAGAGTATCTTTTTGAAGAACGTCTCTTTGAAGTCTTTGAGGTAAACACGTGAAAACTATTTTTGCTTTTAGTGCTCGTACTTTTTCTATCTCTAGAACTCCTTATTGTCTTATTCCTAATACTTGTAGTTTTATCATTATATTTAATCATATTAACATATTTATCAAGGATATTTAAAGATTTTAAGAAAAAATCAACATTGGTTTCTGACGTATTATATTTTTTTGAATTTAATAATTTTTTAAAGTTTTCATCATTTTTACTTTCATATACAGGCTTTACCGTAACGCCATTTTCAATTCCCCAAATCCAATCACTTATAAAATATTTATATTGTTCTGGGATTTCTTCCATTTTATAATTCATCAAAATCGTTTTTAAGTTTGTATTCTCAGAATGCAATGTACTTTTAACCAAACCACCTCCTACCGAAGATCTCAACGTTGGGTCAAATTGTAATATGCGGGCTTCTTCTTGTACTCTCCTATTAAACCTAGCATCACAGCAGAACGCATGACTAAAAAATCCAGCTGCGACAGCAAGTTTGTTTGCCGTTATTTGTGCTGTATTTGCAACCACGTCAACGTTAAAGGGTGTACCATATAAGTGATTCGCTATAATCCGTTTGCACATTGCAAGTCTTAGACATATTTGCGCAGAAGTCTCCGCTGCAACTACAGGTCCCATAAATGTTCCCGATGCAAAGTTCATCCTAATATTACGGTCTTCTATAATTAGTTCACCTGCCCCAAAAAATCTTTCAATATTAAAATTTCTCATAATTGCCAAATGCTTTGTTCCATATTCCAAACAATTATAAACGCGAGCTGTAAATATTTTACACTTTGGTGGATTTTCTCCATTGACAAATCCTATTACATACGTAAATAATTTTGGCTTCCGAGCATTTGGTACCAAATGCTTCAAAGAATCAGAATAAATACTATCTGTAGTAACATTTTGTGCATGGGCATATGCTATACTCTGATTTAAAGAGTATTGTTTTGCTTTTACATTTGAGTCTGGACAAGCAATATTTGTACTAATCATTACATCTCCTGGTGGCATTGTCGGTGCGTATGAAGAAATAACATGATTAATAAGCTCGTGTTCATCCGTATTTAAAATTAGTTGAATTGGTGGTCCTCCAGTTACTAACGAAAAAAATACACCAACACCATCTACTAGAGACTGTAAATGTCCAAGTATCCGACCTTTATATAATTTTTTGACAAATCTTGTCATTTTTGGTTTAAAGTAAGTGTCTATAATATTTGCCGCAAAGGCCGCGTAAGTTTCAGGAGTTGTCAAATTCTTGCGGGTAAGATATTCTTTTATAATAGTATGTGACCAAAAAGTGCCTGGGGTTATAAGTACATTTAAGGAATAATCGGGGGGCGAAACTTCTTCGGTTCTCCCGAAATCAATTAATACAACTCTATAATTTTCTATATAATCATAATTTTGAAAAACTAACGCATTATATAAATGTGGGTCTCCGTGTCTATAACCATAAGCCATTAATCTAATAATTTGAACCGCAAAATTTAGTAATATTTTTTTTCTTATGCCCGAAGTTTGTGCACTGATTTGTGGGCCACAAAAATCATTGTAATGGTGTAATCCATCTCGGATATTGGGAAAATAATCTGCTGCTATCCGAAAATTTTCTACAATTTCCATTATTATAATACCAAATTTCACGCCATTTAATGCAGCAACCGATGCTTGTACAATGTCATTAATCGTCCTACCGCCATCAGGATAAGTAACTGCAGCAAAATCTGTGGTAATTTCATCGCGAGTCCGAGTATTGCTCAATATTACACTGGGGCAGATTGGTTCAAAAGAAAAATCCATGGATTTCCTAAAAATTTCTTGTTGTTTCTGAACTTCATTTTTAAATGTATCTTTGTGAATTACTTCTTTGTTATTAATCAGAGCTCTTGATGTTGGGTGAATATTTAGAAGTTTCAAAATAAAACTTTTAGTCTTAGTCGCAAATTCTTCTCTTCCTCCCCATAAACTAAGTCCTGAATGTTTCATTGTCCCCTTAAATAAATGACCACCAATACTATTTGTTTGCATATATTTCAATGATTCAATATTGTCTATGAATAAATTATATGAGTTATAGGTATTTGAAATAAGTAATGCACCCCCCTCCATTATATAATTGATTTTATTTAATTTTTAAATTTATCATTAAATATATTTACATTATTATACGGAATATTAAATGTCTCACACCATTTTATGCAATATGTTATATTTTTATACTTTATTTTTTCCATTTTTTCTTCGTCGTTTAAATAAAACATGCTTTTTTTATAATAAAGAATTTGCTGGGTTATATATGCCTTAACTTCATTCATATAATTTATAAAATAGCATGGTATGTTTTCACGAATATCCAACTGGTTTAAGTTTTCTAATATAAATTCTTCCAAATCATATTCATATGTATTATTATAATTCTGACAAATAATATATATATAATCATTTATTGTCATTATACTTGGTCTGGTTATAATTGTTTTTTCAAAAATAGTTGTCAGCACATATATAATTTCCATGACTTTTTTACTATATTTTAATTTAACAATAAAATGACCGTTTTTATTTATTTTTTTACACATTGGAATAATCAGCCATTCATTAATGTCCGTCAAATGAAAAAATAAAATATCCACCTTTTCGGATGTATCTCCCATTTCAATATGTTTAAAAGTTGGCATTTTGTATTGAAGAAAATCATAAAAACAATCATTTGAAAAACTTCCAAATGTTTTATTAAAATCAAAATATATATTAGAAAATACTTCAACCAGTTCATAAAACATTTGAGGTTTATCCAATTTACTTATAAAAACATCATGAATAGGTAATTTAGAATAAATATAATAATATGTGTTAAAAGAATCGTCCAATGATTCAGTGCTTTCTTGTTTTTGGTTCGGAGTATTAGAAATTTTTAATTTTATATTTTTATTCTTTGAAATTTTATAAAACATAATAATTTGTTTAAATAATATTTAATATTAAATATTTATAAGTTTAATCTTTTTAGTCTTGGGTTTTTCACTTTTAGGTTTTTCACTTTTGGATTTTTTAATTTTCTCTACATCTGGTTTCTTTTCCACTTTCTCAGACTCTTCCTTTTCTTCCTCTACTTTTTCCGCTTCTATCTCTGGCCCCTTCATTTCTGCCAGTTCTTTCGCCACTTCACTTATCACTTCATTCGCCGGCTCCTTCTTTTCTTCATTCGCTGGTTCATTTGCCTTTTCAACCTTTTCCGATTTTTTCATTTTTTTTGGTTTTTCTGGTTTTTCTGGGTTTTTTGGTTTTTCCGATTTTTCCACCTTTTTCTTAATTTTAGTAATATTTATCTCAGGCTGCAAAATATCTTGGGGGATTTCCGGTTCTGGTTCCATGATATTTACTTCCGGGGCCCCAAACTTTACATCATCTAATGGCTGTAAATCCGCGCCGTCATTTTTAATAAACGATTCCGCAACTTCTCGCGCGTTCACCGAGACATTTTTTCTAAAGACAAAATATCTATTTAGGAATGAAATTTTTTTTTCATTTTCATTCATAGGCCTTCCTTCTCGGTTTTCCATCATTTGAAGATATATATCCTTAAACATCTCTGAGCTTCCAGGCAAACCAATATCGTTTGCTTCTTCTTTCGTGATTAGTGAAAATCCATAAAATACCAATATCTCTTTCAGATACTCAAAATTTACCAGATATTCTGGTATAAGTTTATTAATAGATTCTTGATAAACCAGAATTTTGTACCCAAGAGAATCTCGGCCTTCAAATTCCTCTTGTGCATATTCTTTTGTTATACTCCATATTTTGCTTTTATCAAAAATGCTAATTGTTTCGCCAATTTCTTTATCCCTTAAATCATTAAACAATTGTTGTCCATCATAACATGTTCCTATAAAATACCCTCCGATGCGCGTGCATTCTGATACATTTCGCAAAAAGTTGTGCAATGTCTCTCTATTCTGAAAGAAATAATGAACCGCAAATTGACAAGAAGATATGTCAAACCCGTCTTTGCCAACTCCATGATATTTAGTCACCATTCTATCCAGCCCCTTGTTTTGAATTTCTCCAAATACAGCTTTAGTAATAACCTTTGACTTGGAATCCAACATAGCTTCTGTAGATTTAATATTTTTACTACTATCGCCGTGTACAAACAACGCTCCCATAAAATTGCGATGTCGCTCCTTTTCTTTCAAAAATCTTGCGCAAATGCCGTCTTTTTTATTCTCCAAGTTGTCCTTTGCTATATCAACGCCAAAGACAAAAGACAAGTTGGAATGGACCCATTTGGGTAAATCGCCGCCTTTTCCACACGCATAATCAATAAGAGTTGCCCCTTTTTGCGAAACTGCGTTAATCAACTTCTTTTTTACATTGTTGTGAAAATCTCTCAAATATTTCAAACTATTGATAGTATTTGTATTATAATAAACAGAGTCATCCACTTCAACTGTTGCTGGAATATTCTCACCTTGATAAATCATCTCTTCCGTTACCGGAAAGTGAATAGAATGCCAATTGTCATTTGCAATAGCAAAGTCGTTCCCGAACTTTCTACCGGTATTTCTGTATTCAGCGGTCTTGTCATAACGCACTCTCAATGGTATCCAATTCCAACCTTGCGGCCTTGACTTATCGTAGTAAAACTCAACAACAGTATTGTCTTGGAAGACGTCGCCTTCTTTTGTCCTCATCACAAATTTACCTTTACTATCCTTCTCTACCATAATTTTTGCTATGCCTGCATTTGAATCAGATGGCTCGGTTGGATAAAACTGTACTGGTTTATATTCTCCTGTAACTTTACGGTCTCGCCTTCTGTCATCCAACAATTCTTGACAAGGATTTAAAAACCCATGCTCTTGTTCATTGTATCCACAACGCAGGACAATCGTCTTGTAAAATTGTATTTGTTTTTCTTTTCCTGCATCGGTTCCTTCTTCAAAAATATGTGTAAGAGCATCCTCATTTCCTTCATTTTTTTTGGTAGTTATTAAAAAGTCAATAGAGTTAAATTTTTCTGGTTTCCATTTCAAACAATGTCTCCAATTTACACGTTTACGGGGAATTTCATCATCTTCTCTTTCAACGCCAACCGGTAACATCATTGGAGTAAATATTAGACCGTCTGTCTCGTATAAAAATCCATCCTGCTCCTCCTTATTTTTAATCTCGTGGCAGCAATCAAAAATGCTCTGGTGAATATTTTGAGGATAAAACGTTTTCATGTAAAAGTTCATGAACAACGGTTCACCATCTACGGCCGACTTTATGTCAATAATTTCAAAGAACTGTGTCATGAAACTGTGTCTGAATTTATTTTCATATTTCTCTTGATTTTCATAGTACTCTACATTATAAAATGGGAGTATGCGAATATCGTGGCCACCCCAAAAGTAAATATCAAAAGCGTAAAAGGCATTGAGTGGGCCATGCAATTTGTCATGTTCAACATATTCGCCGTCTAATATAGAACCAATACATTCGTCGTCATCTACAACACACCCCGTGAAAATAACTTGCAGACGATTGTTAATCATGTACAACTTTTCATTTTTTGACACGAATAAAAGACAACGCTCGCCGTCTGTTTTTTCCGTGACCGTGTATCCAGTGCGAATATTTGGCGTAACATCGTTTTCTGTTGGCTCTACAATATGCTTCAAATGCAATGTTACCGAAGAAGGGCCAATGAAATTTGAAGTATTGTACATTTTCGCGTAATCCTTTCTATCATCTGTAAGGTCGTAATATTCCTTCAAAACCTCGTTTTGCTCTTTCATGGATATTGGAAAGTTCGTAGACTGCACTCCACAAAGAACATCTTGTATTGACTGTTTGATATATTTATGCACAAGATTTTCTGGTAACTTTAGCACCTTTGTGTTTATGAGCTCAATCTCTATTTCATATGATTCGTTGCCACTAAAAATGTTGGATTGCTGAATTGTGTAACAAGGGTTGTATTGCGTTTTTATGATACTTAAATCTACCCTGCATGGATTTTCCGGATTTGAACTCACAAAAGAAACCCGATTAATTAATCGGAATGTCTTTTTGTTGTCTTTCCATTTCTCCAAAACATATTTGCCTCGCCCCGAATACTCATTCACTTTAATTTCTGCTCGCAAATCCATCTTAAAATTGTAGTCCTTATTAATTGCCGAATCATATCTTTTGTTTTTTACCCAACAAGTTTTCTCTACCAACTTAATTGGCTCATTGTCCTCAAAAAGATGTTCTATATCATTTGTTTTACAATACTCGCTAATGGTATCAATCCCATCAATTTCTGTACGAATATTTGATATCTGAATTCTCCCCGTCTTTCCATTGATTTCTTCAGGCGACATTCTTAAAAGCAGTTCGCCTTCTGAAGAAGTAATGCATTGATAACCAATTGATTTTAATTTTTTCACCACATTGTCGTAATCCATTTTCGTCAATTGGGAACGACCATTTGAGAATATCTTTGTTTCCAATTCCAGATTTACTTTTCGCCTGTCTTCGGGGTCAGGTGGAGCATTAAGCAATTTATAATAATCACTTGTTAATTCACGCATGTCAATTACCCTCCTCGCAGTCCTAGCTTTGGTATCCAACCTTGCACTTTTTTCTCCCTTTACCCCCTTTTCGCTTTTTACATTCCTTTCTCTTTTCCTTTCGCTTCCATCGCTTTTAGAGAGGTCATCTCCTTCAAGATTTACAAAATTCGGAGAATCATTTGGTCTGTAAGCAGGTGAAGTAACGGCATACGGGGGCGAATTTGGAGGAGATTTGGGCGCATAAGCAGGTGAAGTAACGGCATACGGGGGCGAATTTGGAGGAGATTTGGGCGCATAAGCAGGCGATGATGGAGCATATGGAGGAGATTTGGGTGCATAAGCAGTCTCTTCAGAACCCGAGGGTAATTTTAACGCCAATGTTTTAACAGGATTCATTTGTTATATAGTTTTTTTATTTTTATATTTTATTTCAATTTTATTATGATAATTGTATTATGTCATACAATTGTTGTTTTGTCATCTTTTTATCACTTGGAAGCATTTCTTGTAAGTCGCCTAATTTATAATAAGATATAGAATTTAATACTTTGTCTACTCTACACCGTTCTATTTTTCCTTTTTTCATATTTTCAATATCCCCCAAAGTTACTCCCGTTTGAATCGTATTATCGCATATGACACTATATAATTTATCGGAATTAGAACAAATAAAAAAACTCTTCTCAAACAAAAACAAAATATTAATATTTTCTATATAAGCCAAAACAACAAGAGACTCCAATTTCAACTTTTCAGATAAATTGGATTCAACATCGCCGATTGATTTTACTAATTTTTTCTTATTGAGCTCCGAACGTCTTTTATTTAATTTTTCTATAAATTCAATCTTTGTATTTTTTTCAGTAAACTCTATTTTATTAAACATTTTAATATGTTCGTAATCAACTTCTCCTCTATACGCAATAAAAAAACACCAAAATAATTTATCTAATTCGGAAGGACAATGTTTTTTGGGATTCAATTTTTCCCTTTCTGTTATTATCATTTTTTCTATTGTTTCGCTCTTTCCCATTTTTTCTACCCCCTTTTTAAATTGTGAAATATTTTTATCATTTAAAAAATATTCCTCGTAACCCATTTTTAATTATATATAATTAATCTTTATTATCAAAAAATGTATTTTTATATTCTTGTTTTATAGTCTCCTCGCGATTCAACTTATTTTCTTGAGAATCTATGTATTCTACAAATTTGCATATATTATTCAACGTTTCGCTATTTAATTCGGTTAAATTTACATAGACGCCATTTTTATTTTCATTCAAAATGACATCATTTTTATGTAGCAACCGCAATACTTCAATCTGATTATTTTTATCCATATTTTCAATAGATTGTTTTAGTTTTGTAAGAAGTTCTATTTTTACTACATAATCATCCATCATCTTAAATATGATTTTTATTTAAATAATTATTTATATTTATTTTTATTGACAACTTCTCCAATAACAGAGACATATTTATCATTCAATTCAAACCGCTGACCAATGATTTTTGCCACAAAATGAGCGTTTTCTTTTATTTCTGAAAACATATCATTATCAATTTGATGGTCCCTTGCTACAAATACAACAAACGGTGACGGCGATTCTCCTGCACTTTCTCCTCTAATGCCCGCCTTGGTCACATTTTTTGCGATACAATTTAAAAGCTGGCCTTCAACCGGAAAACACACCATACACTCAAAAACAACCTCAAATAAAATATTGGACCCCTTAATAACTCCCGAAGAATATGTCACTATCTTGGAAGTATTCGGCTTCACAAACCCTTCTAAAATACATTTACCTTCGTATGCGCCTTTCAGTTTTGTCTCCAATACATCTTTAATGTTTACACCAATCTCGCGCATCTCCAACATGACCGACTTCGTAATAAGAGTCCTAGAATAGATATCTTTTACATGCTTCTTATATTCTTCCTTTCGCGGTCGCCTTAATCTGCCCTTTGATTCAGCTTCTTGGTCAAATTCTACGATTTCGTTTACTGGAGAAT